GTGCACACATGCACAGTTGGGGGCTCTCTCAGATAGTGTCCAAGAGGACAACGCCCCCCCAACAGATGTAGGGAGCAGCTGTGTCAGTGATACAGGACAAAATGGCACTAAGGGACTGGCCACGATTCATTGGAATGTTAAAAGATCCGGCAAACTGAAGCCAAGTCTCCAACGTCGTGCCGCCACCCGCGCCAATGTTGGTGGAGCATGGCATGATGATGCAAGCACGCACTCCATCGACGGTGATGGTAAGCAATGGGGTTGTGGAGCCGTTGGCAACGAAATAGTTGACGGTGCTAGTGGTCGAAATCCAAAGGTTGATGGTGACGCGGTACACAGCTGAAACGGGAGCAATGGCACTGCCGCCACTAATTGACCAGCCTGACAAATCCATAGGAACAACCGCAGCAAGGGGTCCAGCGGGGTAGCCAGGTGGAATAGCAGTGGGGGCAGTGTCGGTGACGGTTAGGGTCTGGTTCCCTCCTGATCCAACGGACGCAATGTAGTCAAAGAAATATTGTGCGCTCCAATACGGTAAAGCAAAGCGCTCAATTTCCTGCAAAATGTCCTTTAGAACAAGAGTGCCTTTGACGCGCAACTCGCCGATGACACCGGTCGGAGTGCCGCTTGTGGCCACATAGAGTCGGCCAACGTCGCACAATTTTGGGTCAGCGCCGACGGGAACAGGGCCATCGCGAACAAATGAGTAGTCTCGCTTTCTGGTGACGCCAGCCACATCGAAACCAATGCGCTGGTGCGGCATGCCATCTGAGTGGATGCTATTGTTCTCCATCTCAGCGACAGAGGCGGGGTCTGATTCTTGCAAGCCTTCGAGATCACAGGACATCATGATCTTGCCCTGCGACGTGTAGACCGTGACCCGTGGCTTGTAGTAGAACGTAAGCCGCCCGTAAACGTAGCCTTGGTACAGCTGGGCGATGGCGGACGAGACCGGAAAGGTGGTGGACAGGCCCGGGTTGATGTCGTACGACGTGACAGCGAAGTTTGTGGAGCCCGAAATCGTGGTGATAAGCTCATCAATCGGCAGCAGTCGGTCGTCGGTTTTGCTAAGCTTTTTGGCCTCCCGGAGCGCCGCAACATGGCGAGGATGGATGGTTGGATTGACATCAAACCCAGCTTTGGAGGGCTCCCAGTCAATGTTGCCATTGATGCCGGTTGCTCCCCAGGAGGCACCGGCGTGGAAGCCGTTTTTGCTAGGCTCAATAGGTCCATTCTTTGCTTCGCGTTTTGTAGCAGCTCTTCCAGGGTTCTTAGTCTTATGGACAACGACTTCTCCTCCTGGTCTTTGGCGGTCTTTGACGGTGACGACAACAGCGGTTGCTTTTGATTTTCCATTGCTCATAATGGTTGTGTGTTTGTTGTGATAGTTTTGTTTTGTAGTGTTTGTGTGCGGGCCGAGGCAGCATTCCATATGCCTCGGGTTCAGTTTAACGTCATGAACGGGACAACCGACAAGATTATGAATAATCACGGGCCTTTAAAACAAGAAAGACTCGATGAAGAACAAGGGCTGGTAGAGAATCAATGGACAAAATGAGATCCTCCACCTCCGTGATGTCGTCCTCGCTTAGGCCATAACGGTCCTGTATTGCTGCCAAGGCAAATGAGCGAGGGACATGTCCACGGAGGACTTTAAATTTCGCGTTTTCGCGAATGTGTGGGTCGTTTGACAGTGCAATGGCACGTCCAGCCTGTGCCCGCATTTCTGGGGACGTTAGCTTGCAACTCAAACGCTTGTAGGCCCCGAGAATCGGGTAATCTTCCATGACGTCAACGCTTTGCATGATTGCGTAGAACATGCTTGCTGCTGCCAGGTTTTCATTTCCTTGGCGGAGCAGCTTGGTCGGGTCGCGCATGACTTTGCCCAATTTGAGGCAAGCCGATGGAAGAACAGCCCATTCGAAAGAAGGTCCAATGAACCACCCGCGCAGAAACACGGCGTGGCGCAAGTCGTTGAAAGTTTGCAGCTTCACGCTGAGCCCGAGTCGTGCACAAGTGCTTTCAAAACTGACGGGGGCATGCTGGCTGGCCAAAAGCCAATGGATGCGAGCGTAGAGATTGTGGAGGCTGCCGAGGATGGAGGTAGTGCCGACACCAGTGCGCATCATATAGCGGAGGTGGGCTTTGACTCGAACCATCAAACCTGTGAGTGGGTCCTTCACCTTGCCGCTGACGGGCATCTCATTGATGCGGTGATGCAACTGTTCAAACTCGGCCCAAAGTCGACCGGCGTAGCGGTGGCCGAGATACTCGAAATCGGCGTCAAAGAACGGTCTGGACTGGCTCTGGTCGAAAGCCTCGTAGTCGCTTTCGTCTCCAAGGGCTCCGAAGTATGCGGCGTACCGCCCATATGTTGCTAGCGTGTCGTCACATGAAACGGTACACACCAGCTCGGGGCAAAACGCATGCATAGGACCGTAATCGTCCAGATGTTTAGAATCGGCCTGTGCAATGGTAAACCGCACAGCAAAGCGGCCGACGTAGAAAATCGCGTTGCCGTCGAACAGTTTTTTGAGGTCAGTCGTGATTGCACGCGACACGGGAAGAATACCAGTTTGGTCGCGGGTGTCCACGTTTTTGACCGTTCTGGGTTTCAGAGTCACTGTCCCGCCGAGAGTCTTGGATGCCTTGATGTTCTCATTGCGTTTGGCCTGCGCTTTGGTCTTGAGAGCATACCCGGACAAATCCACTTGATCAGCAGCGGCCATGTAGTTGGCCCCCTTGTACCCGCCGAGTTCGGCGGCACACTCTGGATGCGTTGCATAATTTGTGCAGGTCAAGTGTTGCGCCGTGTTGTCGAGGAGCCACTCCACTGTTTCACGCAACTCACACTGAATGCGGGCCATGGCATCAGCCTCGCACTGGCGTGTGCTGTACATGCCGAACTTGTCGCCGAAATCGCGCAGCGCAAGGGAGGCCACAAGGGTCAGCCCACTGTCGAGAGGTTGGTACAATTGGCCGGATGTGATCAACAGCGGGAAGCTGAAGCAAGAGGCCGGGAGATTGCAACATCCAGTCAACTCGGACTTGCGTGGCAAATGTCGATGGACACATTCAGGCAAGCGCAGTGTCTCCCACCGATCACGAGGGAGTGGAACACCGTCTAGAGTGACCTTCATGGTGTCGACATGATAATCGTCGAGCTCTGTGTCAATGGGGATCTCGTTGGGCTCGAACCCACGCATGACGTATCCAGTGAGCGGGACGTAACCTGTAGGCTCGACCTCGGGGACAAACTCGCCGCTTGCCCATCTTGATGCAAACGCTGCGATCACAGTGGGGGCGTTTCTAAGGCTGGTCTTGGCAAGGCGGATGCTGGAATCGGGCCCATGGAAACTCATCCAGCCGTTGAACGTCTGATGGATCAGGACGCCTGCAGGAAGCGCGATGACGCCGAATAAGCGGTACAAGCTCGTCGTGGCGTAGTGCATCACAGTAGCTGGGCCGCGCAAATACCACGCATCTTTGACGGTGATGGTGCCATCTGCCACGCCTTTGATGGCCGCGGCTGCCTCCACGGCAGCAAGGAAAGTGGTCCCGGTATACCCTGTGAGGATTTTGAAGATCTCCTCGCCTGCAATCCAAGCCAAATGTGCCTTCGAAAAGACGAACTGGCACATCGGTGAGTCGGATCCGCGCAACGCGGCGGCCAACCACGATGGCGCCCATTTTGCCATCCACGGGTACTTCTGGGACATGGTGGCCACCCAAGGATGCACGCCACTGCCGGAAAAGAAATCCAGCATAGAAGCGCCGGCCTGTCCAGTGAGCTTAAGCATGGCCAACGGTCCACGATCCGCGCCGCCAATCCACCAAGCCTTGAGTCGTGTCCAAAGCAAATAGGAACAGCCAAGGCCAATCAGACCTTTGACTACACCAGCATAACTTCTGCCGGTGGGCGGCTTGCCTTTGAGGAACTCCTTGACTTGGCCGGTCATAACAGGCTGGGACAATGTCAATCGCTCGAGGGCCGTGTAGTCTGTGCGCTGGAGCAAAGCCCAAAGGAACGAGTTGTTGGTAAGGGCACTCAACATTCCAGGGTACCTGCCAAGGCTCAATCCAAAGTCGCTCACGGAAATGAGGCTTCTGACTGTCTGGTAAGCACTTTGAGCAAGTCTCCCAGTTAGCTCAGTGGCGGCGAGGTCATCCGCCATGGCTTGGCCTGCAACGGTGTCGACTAACACGTGTCCGTCGATCTCGACGAACCCAGATGGGCAAGTAATGACCGGCTTTCCGTTG